GGCATTGCCGCTGTGACCGCTGCTGATGCGGCTGCGGCTGCCATTTCGCCGGCTGCGCGCGCATGATCCGCTGCGGTGGGCTCGGCCTTCTTCTTGGTGACGACCGTTTTCTGGTCTTTCGTCTCGGTCTTGGCGTCCTTCGTCTCAGTTTTCTCCGTCTTCGTCTCCGTTTTAACCTCTTCCTTGGCCTTTTCCGGGGTCTTTGTCTCACTCGGCGCCCTGAATTTGAGGTTCTTGGCGAGCAGCTCGGCAAGGTTGGAGCCCGGCTTTGTTTCCGTCTTTTCCCCCTCTTTTGGGGTGGTTTCGGCGGTTTTCTCCGTCTTCGTTTCCGCTTCAGTGCCGGTTTTGGTCTCCGCGCCGTCGGTTTTCTTGCCCCGCTTGCCGAGCATCACCTGCATCTTGTGATTCGGGTCGTCCTCCACGCCCATCGGCTTCTGTGGAGGGATGTCGAAGCCCGGCCGATAGCTCCTTGTCGGCGCCTTTTCGGTCGTTTGCTGCGTGGCCTGCTCTGTGGTGGTGGTTTTGGTCTCTTCGGTGGTCGTTGCTGCGTCTGCCATAGGTCGTGCTCTGTGTTATGGACGTGGTTCCAGCTTGGCCGTGAACCATTCCGTGTCTTTGGCTTCGATTTCTTCGAGGATGTCGAGTGTCTTGCTGTATTCAGCGGCTTTTCGGATGGCCGACTTCGTGTCGGCGGCGGCATCGTCGCTCATAAGAGCGTACAGGCCGGCGTTCATGGCCTGAGCCTGTCTCTCTGTAGCGTGCGCGCCGATGATTCCCTTTAGCAGGGCGTAGCCGGGATGCGCAAACAGCTCCGCGAGACGGTTTCGCTGATCTGAATCCACGGAGGCGCGGCTGAAAATGATGGTCTGGCGGGGCTGGTTCATGACATTCCTACCGGCACCGCTTCGGCTGGTGGTTGCGTGCCGGGCATGGGGCCAGTGGTGGCATTCACTACGGCCTCCTCCATTTGTTCCAACCGCTGATTCAACGCCGCCACCGCCGCGCCGAGCTGCTGTAGCTGCTGCTCCTGCACCTGCTCGGCCTGCTGCTGCTCCGCGACGGCTTGCCCGACGCCGGCCAGTTGCTGGGAAATTCCCTGCCCGGCCTGCTGCATGGCCTGCTGAACGATCTGCACGGTCTGCTGCCCTGCCGCCTCAAGGGTCTGCTTCTGCTGCTCGTCCATGGCGCCCTTCACCTGCTCGGAGAACTTGGTGAGCAATTCGCTGACTTGGTTCGCTTGCTCTTCCTGCGGCGCAGTGGTGTCGATGTTCTTACCCTTGAGGTGAAACTCTTTTGGCAGGCCCATCGCAATGACAATCTCATTGATCAGCCCAACAGTCTGGACCGGCCCAATTGACTGAATCAGCACCGGGTTTCCAGCGATGGCTGCAACGATCTTGCTCATCGCATCCGCAACCTGCGAGTTGTCGATGCGCGTGGAGGCGTCACGCGTGGAGGCGAATGACTCAAGCTGCAATGCGGACTTTGAACCTTTCACCGTCCTCATCGGATCGGGATCGTTGGGGTCCACGCCTTCGTCCTGAATCGTGAACTTCAGTGTGTCCATGAGCTTCTTGAACTCGGCCTCTGTGGCGGCGAAGGCAGAGGACACCCCGACCGTGATGCTGTCATCGGCGTGCGCCATCGTGGCGTCGTAAATCATGCACTTCTTGGCGTAAACCGCATCGTCGATGAACGAGCCGGTGAGTTGGACGCGATTGGAAACGTACTGCTGGATGATGCGGCTCTCCGTGGCACTCTGCTCGTGTGAGGCTGGCTGGCCAAGCTCCTGAGAGGAGAATTGCAGGACTCGCTCCAGCATATCGAGGACGCCAGAGATGACGGCTGCGAGTTCCGCTGTATTGTGGTGCGTGAGCTGAGGGCTGAAGAACGCCTCGCGCTGGTTCTCGTTGAACCTGTACCGCTCGGTAGAAGAGAAGTCGATGTAGTTGCGACCGCCGTACAATTTGTTGCCCTGGTTTCTCAGCTTCCTCATCGACTCTTCATTTATTTTGTCTTTGTCGTAGAAGACTGGATTATTGAGATTTTCCCGCACCGCCATGATCCACTGTGAGAAAAGATTCCCGATGTGGTCCTGAAACGGCAGGGCCTCCAGAGCCAGAGAATTAAACCGCGACTTGTTGAAGTCTGCGTCGTAGGCCGAGGTCGGAAGCCTGTCGAAGGCCAGCGGTTCGGCATAGAGCACAGCGTTGTCGCTCGCCATGACGAAGCGAAACCACACCGGATACTCGTACGTCCCCAGTCCGTGCTCCTTCGGAATGATCCGCTGGAAATGCTGTGTCTTCAGCGCCGCCGCGTCGTAGTCGTTCGTGTTGTAGTAGGTCTGGCCAAGCTCTGATTCGCGGTCTAGTGGTCCTGTGCCGCCAAGCCCGCGCTGCGTCAGATCGGGGAACTTCATCTGGCATGGGAAGACTTGCTCCAAGAAGTCGCTCGTGCCGCCGAGATCGAACCAGCCCATGGAGCCGAAGGAGATCTTGTCCTTGTTCCAGTAGAGCGGATGATCCTTGATCGATCCGTACCGGCAGAGTTCCCAGTAACCCGCGTACTCGCAGCCTGTGTTTGAGTTCAGCGTGCTGAGCCGATGGTAAAGGTCGTAGTAAACACGGCTCGGGTGCGGTAGGTTGAAGCGCAGCCCCTCGCGAACGATCTTCTCCTTACCTGATCCGTCCTCCTGCTTCTCCGCGAACCACGCCTCACGCGGAAACTCGATGCAGAAACCATAGTGCAGCGTTTGGAGGATGTGCTGCCGCAGGTCGGCCTTGTAGTCGAACTGCGTGGACTGCTTCTGGACGAGCTGGGTTAGAATTTCACAGCGCGCCCGATTCTCCTTTGTAAACTGCACTGGCTCGTACTTGAGCAGTGGAACGAGGTCTCTCTCGTTGAAAAGTTTCGCCCAGCGGATCGTTACGTAGGCGATGACGAGTGGAACGAAAATGTTCGTGAACACCGGCAGGTTGATGAGCTTCTCCGGCTTCCCGTTGGCGCCGCAGCAAACATTGCCGTTCGCATCGATCTTATCAGGCAGCATGTGCGCCAGCCCCCAGGAGTTCACTGTCTCCAGCACCGCCTTGTCATCGGGCTTTGAGGAGAGGAGGCCACGTAGCTGCGTGAACGAAATCTGGTAGAAGTCTGTATCCCTCGCCCAGTCGAGCGCGCGGAAGAGCCGGTAGTCCCTGCGGTTTCGATCAATGCCGGCCCGGATCGAATCTCGGATCTGATTGCAGAGCTTCTTCACCAACGGCTTCTTCTCAGCAACACCATCCTCAATCGTGAACAGCGGCTTCAGACTCTTGGGATCGAGCCCGTGCGTGGTGATGAGGCGTTGGTAGGGAACAGCCATTGGAAATTACCCAATCCTCCGATATGGGGCCGCTGCCTTACTCGCCGACTCCGCAACCTTTCCGACTTGCCCAAGTTGCTCGCGCAGATCTGAAATCTCCTTACCCATGTTCTCGATCTTGACTGCCATGGTCATCATTGCCTCCCACGCGAACGCTTGCCCATGAGACGAAGGCGCGTGAGCCTTAAGCAATCCCGCGTAATGGCTGCTGATTTGCGAGAGAGTCATCAGTATTTCACAGCCACCGCCGGCTTGGCTGGTGGTGGAGCTTCTTCGGCATCGACTGCCGCTTCACCGTCCGCTTCCATCGGTCGCGATTCCTCGCTCTCGTTCGTCACCTCAGCAACATGGAAGGTCGCCGCTTTCGGGTCCGAGCCGATCTGCTGGATGCGCAGGCGGACCTCGTACTGTCCGCCGTTCTTCCAGGCCGAGACCATCTCGTCCACCGCCTTGTCACTCCGGTCTAACGTTAGCGTTGAAGCCATAATTCGCCTTTATCGTTGTAGTCCAAGGCAAGTCATGCACCCTTTCTGGGAATGATCAAGACCAATGAGCGGGGCTTTGTTTACGACGACGCCAAGACGCCGATGTGGCTCCCGCCGATCAATCCCAAGCAGTTCGAGATTTTCCAGTGCTTCAAACGGTACCCGCTGGTCCACGGCCCAAGAAAGTCCTCGAAGACTTGGGGCATCATTCACAAGGTGATACGCCACGCTTTCGATACCGACGGCGCCATGTTCGGGATCGTCTGCAAGACCATCAAGAACGCCAAAGCTTCCGGTGTCTGGACATTGCTGGAGAAGGTGATGCTGCCGTTCTGGGAACATGGGATGCCAAGGCATCGCTGGGAACCGTGGATGCCGGCCGCGTGGAAGGATGGCTGCCCTGGATTCCGGGTCGTGGAAGGACCGAAGACCACTGGCGACACCAAGATGTCGTTCGTCCGGATTCGGAATCGCCACGGGTCACTGTCTGAGATTCAGTGCCACTCCCTGGAGCATGACAGCGAGGTGGAGGCGAAGTTCAAAGGACCGATGTATTCCGGATTCTGGCTCTCCGAGTTCGACCAGTACCTCAAGAGTCGAGACTCCTTTGACATTTTCTGCGACGCGCTCCGAATGCCGAACGTCCCGTACGATCAGCACCAGATCATCTGCGACTGCAACCCGCCGGAGTCCGGGCCGAATAACTGGATGCACGATCTCTGGTTCAAGTTTTTAGACACCAAGCCGGAGAGCGACGAAACCGAGGAGGACAAGATGATGAGGGAGCAGCTCCATCGCATCCTCATCATGATCGAAGACAATCCGCAGTTGGACCCGAAAGAGAAAGCCGATCTCTATTCACGCTACAAGAAGCGCATCACGTTGTTCAATCGTTTCTGCAAAGGGCTCTGGGAGCAGGACATCACCGACGGGTTTTTCTCCGATGTCTACGACGAGGGGATTCATGTGCTCGGCAAATCTGATGGACCTCCAGAGGAACGCTCAGCGATTGTCCCCACTCCGGCCTGCAAGGTTCTTCTCTCCGGCTGGGACGCGGGTCTCTCCAAGAATCACTCGTTCCACGTCGTCGAAAAGATCACCAACGAAGTCAAGGGTGAGGATGAAAAAATGCGCAGGCTGGTCTCCTTCGCTGCCCTCGATGAGTTCGTCATCATCGCCACGTACATGTCGATCAAGGAATTCACCTGGGAGTGCCTCCGCAAGATCAAGTTCTGGACTGACTGGCAGCTCAAGCACCACAACGTCGTCATCAAGTGGCGGCACTGGTCGGATACCGATGCGTTCGAGAAACGCGCGGCAGCAGATCGCACCACGGCCTCCATCGTCTACGAGGCATCCAGCGGGCAGATCGATTTAGCCGGCGCCCCGAAGTACAAGAACTCGCAGAGGGAAAGAGTCCAGCTTGCGTGGCAACTCCTCTACGAACGGCGCATGTTCATCTCAGCCCAACTCACGGCGACACGGACCATGATCGCAAACCTGAGAGAGGGCACTGGGAGTGACTACATCAAGAAGAGCATTCACAAGCACCCCTTTGATTCGCTCACCTACCCCATCGCCGCAGAAGCACCAGCCGATATGGTCAAGAGCGCGGAGCTGACGACAGCGAATAAATCGACTTCGGGGCTGGTGATTGCTGGAGTGTAGCATCCAGCCAGTCTATCGCCGACAGGGACGCGAATACGACGCAGTTGTCGTTGGCGTGCTTTGGCGCATCCTCTTCGTTGAAGAATTCCTTCTGCCAGATTCCATCTTTGGACTGCTTGTACGAAACGTACCTGTACGCCTGTATCGGCTCGTGGGTCTCTAGCTTGTGCGTATCTACTCCCGGCAACTCCAACCTCCTCCGAAACGCAATCTCTGGCGCAATAGCCACCGCAGCGACCACGGCGGCGAGGCGCTTGAAGAAGGAGCGGCGGGAGTTCATTCGGCGACTTTGACCTGAGACTTGAGAAGCTCTACAGTGTTTTTGAAGGCCCGCTGCAACAGCTCGTCCGACAGCTTCAGCTCATAGACACTCCCGCTTCGGGCCATCCCGGCCATCACACAGTCAGCGATATGCTCCAGCACATCGAGCAGGTTTACGTCTGGCGGCACGCCGTCCGCCTTGTCGAGGTGGTGCCGGTGAATCGCGCGGTGATTGTCCCACCAGCCGGTCTCCTTGAAGCCCGTCACGAAGTCTTTGTGGAACCAATCGATCTCGGTGAGCTTGTCGTAGTCGTGCTCGCCCGCCGCCTCGACAATCTTTCCAGAGAAGAAGGCCAGCGCCTTTACCACGTCGCCGATGTGCTGGCGGCTAGATGCGAGCAGCACTGCCTTGGGAGTGTTCGCGAAGTCGCAGGTGCGAGTATCGGCTGTTGGCGATTTGCTGACGGCGATCATTAAATTGGGAGCAGGGGGAAGATTTGAACTTCCGACCTTTTGGTTATGAGCCAAACGAGCTACCAGACTGCTCTACCCTGCCGTAAAAATTGGGGCCGGTTCGATGTAAGGGCACGGCACGCATTACCCAGCGTGTTGATACCGTGGACCCAAATCGCGGATGCACCGGCAAGCACCGTGTCTCTCGTTTTTAGAAAGGCGAACCATCTCTGGGAAATCTCAGTACCCACGAAAGCTCTTCCGCTTCGCCGCCTTCTTCCGCTTCAGTTTGCGATGTGGCTTCTTCATGGGCCGGACAATGGGGCGTTGACCCGGTGGGGTCAATCCGTATTTCTGCGTAGGAATTCTGGCTTGTAGTTGTTTTAACTACAGCTAAGGCTTCGCGCGATGAACGCACTCACTAAAACCACGGACGGCGCAGTGGCGACCGCATCAACGCTCCCTGTCACTGACATTGAGGTCACGGCGGAGAACCCGGACGAAATGCAGCAGTGTCAGTCGGCCTTGATCGATTGGTGCGAACGGAAAGTGATGGCGGTAAGGGCTGAAGCCGCTGAGCTGACATCGGCTGCCGCCATCGCAGTGAAGAACAAATGGCGGGCCTCAACGCTCCAGCGCCATGCCGTCCTCGCCGAAAAACGGGTGAGCTTTTACGAGCGCATCCTTGCCGCCCTCAGGGCCGGCTACCAAATCATTCCGGACCTGCCGGCGACCATCTTTGCGATTCGCACGGACAAGAAAAAGCCCAAGGCGATGTACAGATACGAGGAGACTTGGAGCGATAGTGAGCCGGGTGTCTACAAGGAGCAAGAGGCGAAACAATTACCCGCCGGAGAAGGTGATTACAAAAACCCGCTCCCGGCGGCGCGGATAGATGACAAGGGCGAGGTGGTAAAGAAGGATGGCACCAAGCGCCATGTCTGGGCTCACTGGGCCGATAAGTGGAGGGAGGTTGAGTTTCCGTTCCAAATGGCCAAGCCAAAGATTATGGAAGCGACCACGCGGGCGATGCTGCTGAAGATTTTTGACGACATCGGCATCGTGGATGATCGAAGAGGCGATCCGATTATTGTTGCCCGAATCCGGCGCCCAGCTTGGAACAAATACGACCAGCGTCGCGTCGCCTTCATCATCGGCTGGCACCTCAACACGCGCGACCTATGAGCGACACCCGCACTGAAGCCATCCACAAAGCCGCCACCGAGCTGGTCGAGGAGTTGCTGAGCGCCGCAGGTGAAAACGGTGGCGAGCGCTGGACCAGCATTGTCACCAGAAAGTTTGACGGTTGGGCCGATCCAAAACTGGTAAAGGAACTCCGCGACATTCTCCTGCGCGTGCGGGTGCTGCTGGAGGAGGATGTGGACGATCTTGGCCCCATCGTTGGGACGCGCCACGCCGCCAGCATCGAGGAGATTGACAGGCTGTTGCAGGTGACGAAACTCCCTCAATGAGCACTGAAGCCAAAGCCAAGCCCTTAAAGGACTGGTTCACCTTCGAGTACCGCTGCCTGGTGTGCGGCAGGAAGATCGGCATTGATGCGTTTCACACGACGCTTCGGAACCACCTGTGGAACCACTGCGAGGATGGCGTCATGGAAAAGATCGACCACGAGATGTACCGGCAGGTAAAGGCTGATCCAGTTGGCTTCCCCGGCATCCTGCTACCGAAGGAGATGGTATGGAGCGAATGAAAAATAAGGACTACCTGTGGCGCGCACGGCGCGAGTATGAGGGTCTGAAAGAGGCGATGCGGTGGCGCAAACGAGCTGAATGCGCTCTGTTGATCGCCGTAATGGCGCTATGCCTCGCCGTTGTGGGTCTGGCCATGGTTCTTGGGTGGCTATGAGAAGCCCCATCCTCTTCATTGCCCGACTCATCATGGCCCTTCTGCTTGTGGCGCTGTGGATGTGGAAGGTTGTGCTGCCGGTGTTGTGTCCGTGGTTGTTTCCATGAGGGAGTTGGTACAGCGCCTCATCGCCCAGGGCCTGATTGGCTTCAGGGCGCGCCTGCCCGCTGCTGAGCCACCGCCCACCCCGCCGACACAACCAAGGCGCCCACGAACCACCCCCGAGCGCCGGGCCTACAACGCAGAGAGGCAGCGAAGGAGGCTGGGGTACCAGCCCTGGAAGCCGAGAGGTTCTGGGAGGCCACCCAAGGACTCAGGATTCTGCCGGTGGTGCGGAGTGACTGGCGGGCAGCACACGGAGGGTTGCAAGAAGAAGGCCAGAATGTTCCACAGAGAAGCGATGCTTGCTGCCGGTGATTCTTAAAATGCTGTGGGTTAGATACCTGGGTCTTCGAGCGGGGTCTCCGGCGATGAATGTTCCACAGGTTTGTCGTGCATGGGGTCAGAGAGGCGGTCATCACCGGTTTTCTCGAACTGGCGCTCGCGGTTGGAGCCGCCTTTTCCGGACTTCCGATATTCCCGCTGTTTGTCCCGCTTGTATTCACGGCGGTTGGCCTTCATCATCAAATCCTGGTAGTGCGCGCCGTTAAGGATCAGCCAGCCGTCGGCAACCCTTTCAATCCTGCGCCCTTCAAAGGGCTGGGGCTCCAGCCTCCGCGTGTCCGGGCTGCTGAGCACCTTTAACGCCTCCAAGGTTTCAGCCTCCGTCTTGCGAGCCCACCTGGAGATGTTGAAGGCGGAGCCGCGAACGACGTGATCTCTGTCCTGCTTGGCCAGCATGGTGATGAAGATCTTGACTACGTAGTCCGGCTCCTCCCAGAGAGAGCTGTCGGTGATCTGGCTCCAGATCGGGTTGTAGCGGTTCATTGGCCAAGAAGGTAAAGCGGAGGTTAGGATGTTGTCAACAGTGGATATTGTGGACCGCTGTGGACACATGGAGGACTACAGTGTGGACAATTTGAGGACACCTGAATACTGAAAGCAGGGGGTACAGGGGGAGGATGACCAACAGCACAGGAGCCGTCCTACCTCGCCGGCACACCAAATCTCCATCGCTTCGCTGGGAGATTTGCTTATGCCGGCTGCGGCTATTGGAGGAATCAAACCCTATCGCAGAGGTTCTTGATGGAAGTAAGGCAGGAAGGTTGACGCCAAGGATGGCTTGGAGTAGAGAACGAAACCGTATATACCGCACAGCGACACCCAGGGGCCACCCCGCGATCCCCATGGGGTCGGATGCTCTGGGCCGTCCGGCCGGTCAATCCGCTCCGTTGCGGCCGCCCGTCCGGCTCAATAGGCTGGCAAGTAGGGTGCATGACTGAACCTCTAAGTGGTTCGGATAGAAGGGGTTCCGTTAACGTTAACGTGGGAATTTCACACCTTGGCGCTGAACATTAGAATTTTCTAATGATTAGATCGGAACCTCTCACTAGTGGAGCGGGAGGTGGAGCTTTCACCTTGCTGCCGTATCCTCCTGGACAAGCTTTCCTTGTTCCCCGATACCGTCTAGCAACTACCTTGCCAGCTAACCGTTTGACTCTCAGTCTGCAACGTTAACGCAACTTTATCCACAATTCTATCAGACAAGTATTGACTCCAAGATCTCCCGGGATTACAAGGGATATCGTCAGTATTTGCTCTTTCACAGTCGATGGTTCGGGATTCCGCAAAGGTTGGTACTCGAGCGCGCTTTTAGCCGCACTAGCGTTGAAGTCACTCCCAACTGGCCGATGAAACTTCCATCGACACTGAATCGTTCGAGTAGTGACTCCGGTTTGCTGGCATGGTCTCCATGAGACCGTCAACTAGCCTCTCGGTTGAATCACTTCCCGCAGGTCCGCTCCCGTGGACCTGTCCAGTCGCCAGTCTGCCGCAATGCTCCCGTTCAAGGCCGGGAGTTATCGTCAGACCCCAAAGCAATCGTTTGCAGCTTTGCTGGCCATCCTCAGTTGACTCTGAGAGCGTGCCAGTATCGCGCGGGCAAGGGCGCAAGGGTTAGTGTTCCCTGGTTGTTCTCCGTTCACTACAGGCGTACCACTAGTCAATTCCGCGAGGTTCACCGTTACCCTTTGGGTGGCGGATGAACGAGGCGGATCACGCATCGGTCGATAGTAAAACGCGCTTTCAATTCCTTCCCCGCTCAATGGTCTGCTTTGATCCGAGTGCCACGTTGGCAACCGGGAGCGGAACAGGCGGGAAGGGAGAGAAAGAATAGGAACATGAAAAGCACGTTTACACTCAACCTACACGTTGAATTGATGCTGGACTCAGCGAAGTACGATACCGCCAAGCTAATCAATGCGGTACAGGCCAGCCTCAACTCGGCTGCCGTGGACAAAGAGACTGCCACACGGGGAAACGTCCGACTGGTAGCCAAGGGGAAGGATTTCCGATTCAGTGAAGGAAATCAGATTCAATACCTCGGCAAGTCGGATGCTCCGGCTCGGTTCGCGCAATGGCATGATGATACTGCCCGGTCGTTCAAGCGGAACGGTGATCCGTCGGACGTTCTGTCCACGGCAATTCTGCCAGTGAGTCTCAAAGGTTGGCTTGATGACAAGTTCAGTCTCAATGCCAAGCCGGCCAAGCAAGTGCCGCTACCCAAAGCGGCGTAGTTGAGTAAACTCCTTTCCTCAGTGAGCAAGACTCACTGGGGAAGGAATTGAGAGCGCGAAGTAGCACACAAGGGAAACGGAGGAAAGCAAGGTCCGGATCGGGCACAGTACCGATCCGATCAACGCACGATAGCCTTGCCAGTACCCCGAAAACTCCGGTCATCGGGCGATCCGCTCCGTAACAGGATGGGTCTGTACCGGCGGATAGTACCGTGGCAGAACTACGGGAAACCTGAACGCCAACGAAAACTTTCCCTTGAGCCAATCGGCGCCCGGATCATTCTTGTGACGTGCGCTTAGGACTTGGCAGACGTGGTTAGACGGCGTGGCCACTTGAGGGTTTCGGCAGGCCGGTGTCAAGGTGGACGTAGCTTCACAGCACGACTCCGCCCTGGTGCAAGAGGGTTTCGATGTACGTCTCCGACGTGCGCCTACAACCTCGCAAATCACTGGCTTCGCTTCAGAGATCACCCGGTCTCGTTAAAAGGTCACTGGGTTCCCGTTGGACAGACGGCAAGGGTTAGCCCTGCGTCAAGGTTGGGCAACGGGTATAAAAGCGGAAGTCCATCAACACAGACACGCTGGCGTAGTGAGGACGCAATGAAGGTGAGCCCGAGCGCTCATCACGACTAAAGCTCACGAAGAGGAACATCATACTCGCCGGAGATCCCGGCGGCAGGCTTCAATGCCGGCTGGCATAATATGTCGAACGTGCCAGCAGATTCTTTACTCAAGCCCGGACGGGCGCAAACGATCCGAGGATCGTCAGTTCGTCCGGGCTTTTTGATTTCCCTGTAACCATCAACCGAATAGGAACTATGACAATCACACTGACAAATGAACAAGGCGAGAAGCTGATGGAGATCCTGGAATCTTCCTACCAGAAGCCGACGACTGATGCAAACGTCAAGGAGAAGGAAGTTATTGAGTTGATCATCTGCCAGATTCTTGGGCAACTGCCATGAAACTCCGTGTCTTAATCGCCTGTGAGTTCAGCGGGATAGTGCGCGATGCCTTTGCAGCCAGAGGGCATGATGCATGGTCGTGCGACTTGCTGCCCACTGAATCCAATCCACTCAAGCACATTCAGGCGGACATCTTCAACGTGCTCGAACTTCAGGCCGTGTCGTTTGACTTGATGATCTCTCACTGGCCGTGCAAGTACCTCGCCAATTCAGGCGTGCGCTGGCTCTACGGCGGCAAGGGCAAGGTCATTGACCCCGAACGCTGGGCACTGATGGAACAAAGCGCAAAAGCATTCAAAGCGCTACTCAATGCGAACATCCCGAAGATTGCTGGAGAGAATCCCGTACCCCATCGCCATGCCCGCAAGTTCATGGGCGATTACACGCAGAAGATCCAGCCTTGGGAGTACGGCCACGGCGAAACCAAAGCCACCTGCCTCTGGCTCAAGAATCTTCCCCCACTCAAGCCGACGAACATTGTCGAAGGCCGCACGCCACGCGTTCATTACGCAAGCCCCGGCCCCGATAGATGGAAGGAACGGTCGCGAACCTTGATCGGGATCGCAAAAGCCATGAGTGAACAGTGGGGCTAAACTTTCCCCGGTACCCTTCCGGGGACAACCAACCGAAAGGAATAGGACAATGATACCTGAACATCTCAAACGCTGGACGCGGCCGACGTGCTACATCGGCGAAGAGACCTGTACCGGTACGCCATCCGGTGCCGCGCCAATCAGGTTGTGCTGGCCAGAGCGCGCGACAGGAAGGCCAAGAAGGCAGAGAGGTTGGCCAAGGCACGGCAGGAACGGGCGGAGAGGAGGTTGTTCAGCAATGGATAGGATTCAAGCGGAGATGATCTGTGACGCCATCCGATTACTGGAGGCAGCCAAGAAGCGGACGCTCGTCCATAAGAACACGCTGATCCAGCAGGCAATCGACAAGCTGCACGGGATCTTCGATGACGAGAAACCCGTAGTCGATGATTGATTTGCCGGAACGGTTCCCCGGCCTTTAATGGAACCACCAACCGAATAGGAAAAACCATGAGTGCAAGACAGGATCGAACTCCTCAGTGGGTTCGCGCAGTAACCTCAGACCCGCACATCCGCGAGGTCTATGAAGACAACATGGCCGGTGCAGCCAGGAACTTTCTGGCCGGCCGCATCAACCAGACGGAACTGGACGTGCTGCAGTGGATGCTCAAGCAGAGGGCGGTGAGAAGGTATCGGCTGAACCAGCGTCATGCCATGCACCAGCCTGAGATGAGGAGGGCAGCATGAACTACACACCAACCGAACGGGATACGGCTGACGACAAAGCCAAGTTCGTTCAGCAATTCAAGAAGTTCGTGGACTCCGACTTCGAGATCAAAAAGTTCCCGAAGTGGTTCTACATTCGCCTGTCGATGTGCTTCGGACACATCGCCCACTTCAACCAAGGCCGATTCTACGATACGTTCTTCACCTCGACGCGCGGCAAGGTGCGCTTCTTGGAGAAATGCTCGCAGTGGCCATGCTGCGGGTCGCCACACTTCACCTACTGTGACTGTGAGCGCGAGCTTCAGGACTGGATCATTGACCAGAAGCTGGTGGAGAAATACCTCAAAGCGCTGGTCGAAGTCATCGAGAGCGGTGAGCGCAGGGAACTCGCCAGACTTCAGGCGAAGTACGGAGGTGCAGCATGAGCGCCCGCTACTCAACATCCACCTGCCGTCACTGCCTGGGCACCGGCTGCCTGCACTGCGATCATCGCGGATACTTCTCCAAGAGATTACGCAGGAGAGGAGAGATGGCTGAACTGAGGAGACTGCTGGAGTTACCACCGCAGAACATCATCGCGTTGCCGGTGATACCGAAGGAGGCGGCATGACTGTCAATGGGCCCGGACTTGGCCAAGACCTACAGCGATTCGTCGCGGACATCCGGGCCAACGTGAAGGACAACCGATTCAACGACGCCGCCTATCTGGCAGCCAAGTGGGTTGTCTGGGACGCGAACAATCATCGACGCATCATGGCCGATGCTGGCCTAGCGAAGGCGGATCACATCTGCAACTTCCTGTCCGTCGGCATCCTTGACAGGGATGCGGGTGGCATCGAGTACCGCTACAAAGTGGTCTGCGACGGCACGCCCACCATCACCTGTGAGAAAATCACGGAGTACGGAAAGCTGAAAGGCGAACCGTGCGCAATCCCACCACTCAAAGAGAAAGCTAACGCATGACAAAACTCCCCAACAAAATCACCATCACCATCACACCGGAGGATGCGGAGAAAGCCTGCTCGTATTACGACCGCCATTCGTGCCTGCTCGGTGCCGCTGTTCAGCGAGAGCTGGGCTTAGAAGCTGGGCAGATCATTTGCGGCGGCACGACAATCGATCTGTGCGGAACGAGGTACAAATTGGGTAGCAGAGGTGGCACGAAAGTAACCAACTCATACTCACACCCAGCAGAGTATGACAGCAGGCCAACCGTGCGCAAACCATTCAAAGTCCACCTCAGCAAAGTATGACACAACCAACCATCGACACCACCCAAACCCTGCTCGTCGGCATCGAGATGCGGCTGCCTCCGCAGTCTCGTGAACTCAAGCAGGTATCCCAACAAGCCGAGACTAAGGCCAACGCCAAGTCCGGCACGACCACATCCTCGCTCCACTACTGGAAATGGGAAGAGGAAAGCATCAAGACCTTCACGAAAGGGAAGAACAAGGGCAAAACCAAAAGCTCCATCGTCAAGTTCGACGGGCTGGAAACCCTCAGATCATTCCAGTCATCGTATAAGAACGCGCTCGAACACTACGCCCGGTTCCCGTTTGCGACGGGCGCCAAGCTGTTACCGGCTGCACTGGCCGAGCCGTTCTTCAAGACCAAGGAGCAGTACGAAAAGCAACTGCCCGAGGTGTGGAAGAAGTGGGCGTACGACGAGTATCCTTCGTTGGCCTCGAACGCACCGTCCAGGATGGGCGCGTTCTACTCAGGGGAGGATTTCCCCACGTTGGATGCCTGCTTCGAGGCGTTCCAATGTGAGGTCACGGTCATCCCGCTGGCATCGGCGGACCAATGGCAGAGGATCGCCTTGCTCGCTCCGGACTTGGCGTCCGCTCAACAGAAACTCACTGATGAAGCGTACGGTAAGGGCATGAAGGAGGCGCACGAAAAGCTCTGGGCTCAGGTCATGGAGCCGATTCAACATGCCGTGGACACGCTGTCCAAGGACAAGACCAAGATATACGATTCGCTGGTGGGCAATATCATCTCCATCGTGGACCTGGTTCCTGCCTACAACAACGTCTTCAAGGACTCGAAGCTGACCGAACTCGCCGAGCAGGCCAAGAAAGCCTTCTCGGAAATCAAACCCGACGATCTCCGCGCCTCGCAGGAAGCGAAGGCAGCGATGCTGGAGAGCGCCAAGAACATTGTGAATACGTTTAAGCCTTATGCGAGGAAGCTGGCGGTATGAAGAAGCAACTACTCACTTGCGAAGACGCAAGGCCAGCAGCCCGGCAGCACAAGAAGCCGTGCTCTGACTGTCCATTCAGCAGGAAGGCGCTGCGCGGGTGGCTCGGCGGAACCACAGCCGATGAATGGATCGCATCTGTCCATGGGGAGGCGCTCGTCGAATGCCACACCATCAGTAACCAGCAGTGTGCTGGCGCCGCCATCTATCGAGCGAATAACTACAAGGTCTGCCGACGAACGGACGCGTTGCGCCTGCCTCCAAACACAGAGCTGGCGTTCGCTTCGCCGCAGGAATTCCTGAATCACCACAAGGAATGAACACCCTCACCTCCCCCTTCTCCAACATCACCGAACCCACCACTGTCCGGCGCATCCTGCTGCGTGAGGGACTGGCCGACATGGCCGATGACGTGCAGCTCGACGGCTGGTGCTTCTGCCAATTCAACTCACCGGAGTACGGGTGCCTGGCCATAGCGCACCGGGACAAGAACAACAACGTCAGCCATCGCATCGTCACCTGCCACAAATCGGCGGGCGAACAACGCATGGCCGACG